GTTTTTTACAAAAACGGAACATCACAGGGAACAGCTTTCACAGACATTGCTGGATCTCAATGGACTGCATTTATTCAGGGTGAGGGTGTTGTTAATTGCAACTTCGGCCAACGCACTTTCGCCTACGCCGCTCCAACAGGTTTCAAAACTCTCTGCACCCAGAACCTACCCCAGCCAACGATCCAAAAGCCGAATAAGTATATGGATGCCTTGACCTACACCGGCACCGGCGCATCCAATGCCATCTCCAGCCTTGGCTTCAGCCCGGATCTGGTGTGGATTAAAAATCGCGGGACGACGACAGACCACGCGCTTTACGACACCACAAGAGGAACGCAGGCGCAAATTTCCAGTAACAGCACTGCGGTAGAGGTTACTAGCTCAAGCGGTCTTACTGCATTTGATTCTGCTGGATTCACTATTGGCACAAGCAGCTTGGTCAACACAAGCGGAACGCAATATGTTGCTTGGTCTTGGGATGCGGGCTCAACCACTTCAACCAACACGTCCGGCTCAATAGCCAGCACGGTTAGAGCGAATCAACAAACTGGGTTTAGTGTTGTGAGTTTTACTGCAACCGGTGCAAATTCAACTGTTGGTCATGGCTTGGGAGTTTCACCAAAAATGATTATTACAAAACCAAGAAATAACGCAAATGATTGGTATGTGTACCATGAGGGATCTGGTGCAAATAAATATCTTGTATTAAACTCAACAACCGGAGCAATTACTGATAATTTAATATGGCAAAATACTTCTCCAACATCTTCAGTATTTTATATTGGTAGCGGAGGATTCCCTAATAATTGGACAGAGATCGCCTACTGTTTCTCCGAAATCGAAGGTTACTCCAAGTTTGGAAGCTACACCGGCAACGGTTCGGCAGACGGGCCTTTTGTGTGGTGTGGTTTTAGGCCGAGATTTTTTTTATGGAAAAGATATAATACAACCGGGGCTTGGAACATTCTTGATACAGCAAGAGATACATTCAATCTTTCCGGCAAAGCTTTATTCCCGCATCTATCAAATGCAGAGTTTTCTGGTTCTGTCATGGATATAAATTCAAATGGAGTTAAGCTTAGGGATTCATCAGCAGATAATAACGCAAGCGGCGGAACCTACATCTTCGCAGCCTTCGCCGAATCACCCTTCAAATACGCCAGAGCAAGATAGGAGACCATATGTGGATCACATCAACCAATAACATCATCCGCCAACCCCAAGGCATCCGCATCGGCGATGTCAACCATCCGGCCAGCATCTTCTGGTGCTGGAGCAAGGAACAGCTTGCCCAGATAGGGGTCAAGCCCTACCACCCAGCCAGCGTACCCGCTGGCGAAAGGGTCACAGGCGCGTATACTGAGGAGGTGGATGGCGAGGTGTACGAGCGTTTTAACACCGAGCCGATCCCGCAACCCGAGGAGCCAGTAAATGACCCTGTCTGAAATAGCCCAATACGCCGGTGAGAAGGTCGGAAAGACCGACTCCGAAACGCTGACCTTCCTCCAGAAAGCCGCAAGCTTGGCTTACCGCCGGGTCTGGAACTTTGCCCCGTGGCGCGAGACTGTCACAAGTTCTACCTATTCGGTTGGAACCAACCGTACCATCACGCTTGGAACCAACGTGGAGACTCCGCTCTCCGTATCCTATGACCAATCCGAAGTTGAACCCATCGACCTTGCCACCATCATCAGTCAAGACGCTGATCTGCTCGAAGACACCCGCACGGGTACTCCGGTGCTGTATCACTTTACTGGTAGAAATACTAGCGGAATTGCACAGCTTGATCTGTATCCGCGATTGGAAACTGCTGGGACGATAAGCCTGCGCGTGGTGGAGAAGCTGAAATGCCTAACCCGCACAAACATTGTCGTGGATTTTCCGCCGACCACTCAGGCGCTTGACGACGAGCTTCGCCTGCCGCACGTTCATCAGGTCGTTCTTTCCCTGACCCATGCGGACGCGCTGGAGCGTGAGCGCCAGTATGCCAAGGCCCAGACCGTTGTGCAGACTGCCAACGCCGATCTTGCGGCGATGGCTAACTACGAGCTTTCGCAGGTTGGCGGGATCAAACAGATAACGCCGTCAAGCTTGGGCGATCTTTCCATCGAGGAAATCTCGTCCTCCTAATGCCATACTACTCGGACAACCTCGACGACCTATTGGCGTTTGACGGCATCCGCAGTTTTGCGGGTGGTCAAGCCAGCGGTCTGCAATCAGACCTGCTTGCTGCCAATCAGGTGCAGGAGATGTACAACATGACCCTGTCGCCCAAGGGTAGTCTTGAAACTCGTTTGGGCGCAGAGGCGTTTTGCTCCACGGCCACAAGCGAGCTTGGCTCAATTGGAGGCTTTCGCTTCTTTGACACGGCGCAGTACGAACAGGTTGTCACAATCACGCAGGGCAGGCTTTACACGATTGACTCCAACGGCAACGCCGACCTGCACCCGCCGGACGAAACTTGGAGTCAGGTCAACCGCACCTTTGGAAGCGAAGTGCAATTTTGGGCGGACGGGTTTTCTGAAGACATTGACGTTAAGATTTCGATGGCGCAGTTCAATGACAAGATGTATATGGCCGACGCCAACGGCGACCTGTTCTATTGGGATGGTCAGATTGCCCAGAGGCAGGGTGGCAAAGTAAGGGCGATTACGGTTACGACCGGAGGATCGAACTACACAAGCGCAACCGCCATTGTGACCGGGCCAAGCTGGGGTGGATCTTTGCCAACGCTGACAACCACGGTGGCCGGAGGAGCCGTTACCGGCGTGGTTGTGGTTGACGGTGGGTCTGGGTACTCGGCAACACCCACGGTGACAATCGTGGGCGATGGCTCCGGGGCAACGGCAACGGCAACGGTTAGTCCGCCACCTCAAAACTTGCGTTTGCTTATTAATACCGGCAACCGCCTGTTTGCGGTTGGTTCTGGCGCATACAGAAACACGCTTTACGCTTCCGATATTTTGGATGCCTCCATTTGGGATGCGTCAAACTCAATCATTGTAAACGCTGACGATGGCGATGAAATCACGGCCATTGTCCAGTACTACCAGAATCGAATCATTGTTTTCAAGAAACGCCGAATCTTTCAGGTCACAATCCCGCCGGATGCTACATCCGGGGCGGATTGGACGGTTGAGCTTATCTCAAACAATGTTGGATGCGTTGCCGAGCAGACAGCCGTACAGGTTAGTTCCGACATCTTTTTCCTTGCCGATGATGGAATTAGATCGCTGGTAAGGTCTGCTGCCGACGACTTCACCTCGGTTGGCTTGCCAATTTCCGAGGTGGTCAAGGATGTCATTCAGTCAATCAACACGGCGGAGATTGGGATTGCGTCCGCCCTGTTCTATGACAACCGCTACTTCCTAGCTATTCCAACCGAGGCCAACGACTACAACGATACGCTTTTGGTGTACAATACGGTTCTAAACGCTTTCGAAGGTACTTGGTCGCCGCAGGTTATGCAGTTTACCCTGAGCAACTTTGACGGCGAGGGCGTGCGTGCCTTAGGCAAGGCAACAAATGGTGTGATTTTAAGATATAACGGTCATAAAAATCCTTCACAAGTCACCTCCGCAGATTATCAGGATGCAGGAGTCAGCTATCAGTCCTATGTCCGCACGAAGGATTTCGACTTTGGCGATCCGTTTGCAGAGAAACACGGCAGTCACTTTGAGGTGGTTTTTGACGACTCATTTTCTACCGACACGACCATCTCCATTCAACGGGATATAGACGTTGGCGATATTGATGTTCAGCCAAATCTAAACCCATCCAGCGCGGCCTTAACGCTTGAGTTCCAGTTGCCGGCAGTGTTGCCATCTTCGGTAAAGAAGAGGATTGCCAGCGATCTCAGGGCATACCAAAAATGGCGCCTTCTGAATATCAAGATTACAAGCGCGGCAAATAAACTCGCCATCCGCCAAATCACGGCTGCGGCCAACCCAGACACTATAGAGGTTCAGAAGAACATTTCATGACGGCGGTAGAGTTTATCGAGGCTTCCGGCGTGCCGGAGTCAATGTGGCCCAACTTTAGGGAGTGGTTTAACTGGCATTCCGAGCGTGGTTTGGTAGGTGTAGCCAAGGATGGGGATGAGGTGGCTGGGGTAGCCATTGCTAGGTGCATTAAGGGCATGGAAGCCCCTGAGCCTTATGAACATGACGAAGCGGGAGAGAGTGTATTCGTTGACTTGACCGTATGCTCAATTGATGGTAAAACTAACCCCCTGAGCCGCAAGGCTCTCAAATGCCTGCTGAGTATACTTTGGGATAGATTCGGTCCGCGCAGGAGGATCACCTTTAAGCGCAACGGTACATACAAGGAGTACGACTACTACAATTTTATGCGAAAGGCACTAAGCTAATGGGCGGCGGACCATCCATCCCGGCGCCTCCTCCCCCTCCCGACCCCATGAAGTCGGCGCAGGCTAATGCGCTATTTTATCGTTCCTCGCTCGAAACCTACATTGAAAAGGCGCCGGACATCGCTGCCTTGGAAAATGCGCTTCGGATCAAGTACCAGCCCGAGCAACGCCAGCTAGAGCGTCAATTGCAGGCATCCGACCAGTTGGCTCAGGTGCAGGCTGGCTTACAAATCGAGCGCCAGTACGGACCGCAGCGTACGCTTGAATCACTTCGCCGGCAGTACGAATATAGCCCGCAGGCTTTTGCACTGAACCGTGCGCTTGGCGATCAGTACACCCGCCAGTTCGAGCGTCTCTATGGATCTACTCCGTACGGAAGCGTCGAACCGCAGGTTATGATGGGCGGTGGAGGGGTTCCTGCCGCGAGCTACACACCGGGAATTACTCCTGCCATCGGAGCGCCTGCGTTCAGCACGAATATTGAAGATGTGATCGCAAGGAACGAGGCGGCGAAGAAGATTACCACGGAAAAATACAAGAAGGGCGAGATTTAGTATGGCAGCGATAGGCAAATACGGTCCCACGCCAAGAGAGCGAGAGATAAACGCCATGAACTCTCTTGTAAGATATAAATTAAACGACGATGGAACGGTTGAGACTATAACCCCTCCAGAGCGAAACGGAGGGTCAAGAAATTATACTCTTGGCTATGCGGCATCAACTCCTTCCGTAAATGCATACAAAAAAGCCGTTAAGGGCGATAATGTATTTAAGACGCTTTTAGAGGCACAGAATGCTGCATCAAAACAACAAAACCAGCAGAGTGCAAAATTAAGGGAAACTTACGAACAACAGCTGGCGGATCTCGCAAACCGAGAGGGGCAGTATAATACACTTGCAGACCAAATCGCTGGCCTTACCGGAGGGGTGCGTCGCGGTGGAGGAACAGACTTGAACCAAGCACTTACTCAACTTAGCTCTGGCAGGAACTACGGCGCTTCCGATCTTGGAACGAAACTTAACTTCCAAGTCTCCGACCAACAGATTTTGGACGACTACAATTCTACCCGCCTCGGCCGGCTGAACCGCATTGTCGAAGACGGAACCGCCCAGATCGCCGGCATTCAAAGTCGGCTTGCGGCCTCAGAAGAATTGCTGGCTGGTTTGCCGTCAGGCGATCCTCGACGTACGTCCGCCAAGGTTTCCATCGACCAGTTAAAATCAGACCTTGCCAGCGTGCAGGGTGCGGTTACCAAGGCGAGCGAGCAGGTAAAGAATTACAAGCCTATCACCGCTGATAGCGAAGATGGCCTGAAAGAAATCACGTCCTTCCGCGAATTTGTCAAGCTGCCCGAAGAGCGCGCTGGCGAACAACTCAGGCAAATCGACCCAGAATCCTACAAGACCGCAGTTGGTCTCGGACAACGCTATCGTCAGCTTGCGACGGAAGAGTTGCCTGCGACGACGACTCCGCAGACCGAGCAACTACGCAACACTATCGAGCAGGAAGCACTTAACCAGCTTCGCCTTGGCTCGACCTTGGGAGCCGAGGAAAGGCGTGGATACGAACAGGCCGTGCGTGCCGCCCAGACCGCCCGTGGCAACATCTTCGGCCTTGGACCGGCAGTGCAGGAAGCGGCGCAGTTGGGTGCCGCCGGGGAACAACGCAAGCTTGCGCGTTACGGGGCGGCGCAGCAGTTCTTAGCTTCCGGCGAAACGACCGGAGGCGCTTTGCAACGCGATCTTGCCTTCCGCGATGCTCTCACCCGCGAACGTCTTGGCGCTGCTTCCGGCTTCTTGGCGGGTGGCCCAAGCTTGGCAAACCTCGCCCAGCAGCGCATCGGCCAACAACAGGCGCAGTTCCAGAACTATATCAACGCAAACGTGGCCCAACCCGGGCAGTTCAACGTGCAGGCCAATCAGGTTCCGTTCTATCAGACCGCAAGCCCTGAGATTCCGGTTCAGCTTGCTGGCAATGCGGCCAGCATCTATAACACGATGCAGAATGCGCAAGCGAGCATGTATGGATCTCAGGTCGGTGCGATTGCCAGCACCTACACAAGTCCGTTCCAAGCCTTCGGGCAGGTTGCTTCTGGTATTGGTAGCATGCTGACGCCGTTCAAGATGTCCTAATATCATGGCCGACAGAATCTCATACGGACCCATTACGCTCTACGAGAGCGACGCGTATAAGGCTAGGAAGCAGGCAGAGCTAGAAAAAGACATGCTCGAAAGGGAGCAGGCTGCGCTTAATCTTATGGAGGCGCGTCGCAAAGACCCCGAGTATCAAATCCAACGCGCAGGCGAGCTTGCGCAAAGGTCTTTGGAAGTTGAGCAGGATTTGGCATCGCAGCGCGGTCTGGCCGAAAGGCTAGGAACACGCGCTGCCAATGTTCGGGCTGCTGCAACTCCGTTACCGGCCGGTTCTGCTGGCCCGGTCATGCCGGAGGATCTTGCGATCTCAACCGGGCAACAGTTGCTCGAACAGCAGGATTTAGCCCGCGCCCGTGTGGCGCGTATTGGCGGCGAGCTTGAGGCAATTCGCAAGCAGCGCGAGGGTCTTGAGGGATCGGTTAATCTTGGGGAATTCTACGGCTCCGCTCCGGCAAGCGATACAACCTCGGTAGCCAAAAGGCGTTATCAGGAGACGACCAAGTTGCTTGGCGACCTTGACGCGGACATTAAGAATTCGCGCACGCCGGAAGAGGCTTCTGCCAAGGCGGCGGCCGCCAAGGAAATCAAGCCTTGGTTTAACCTCCAAACCAAGCGCGAGCTTGATAATACGCTAAAGGTTCGTGGGCTAGATGGATTCGCGCCAGACACGGCAATCGCAAAGGACATGCGCGAAAGAACCGCAGGGATGGTTAACTCGGTAAGCCAAATCAACGCCCTGCTTGCGCTTGGAGATGAAGCCGACAGGATCAAGCGAGAACTTCCGTCCAATCTTCAGGGCCAAGCATTGTTGCGCGTACAGCGTCGCGCTGATCTGATCAGAACTCCTCTCGTCGCAAGCTTGCGCGTTCCTCTTACCGGTGGCGGTCAGTTGAGCGATGCAGAGCGCGAATTCTTGCAGGCAGCCGTTGCCAACCCGACCGACTTTATTAACTTTGCCTCAAGAGACAGGCTTATCGAACTTAGCCGAGTTGTAAAGCGCGACTTTACCACAAGGGCAAGGGCTGCTGGATTTAATGTAAACAGCCTGCAACCAGTGTTTGACGCATACTCCGACCCAGAAGATATCGACGTTGCCGGACCGAAAATAACTCTTGCCGCCCCAGAGGCCGCCGGCGAAACAAGACGTGCGCCTGCAATGCCATCATTTGATAGCGAAGAGGCAGCCAGAGCGGCCGGATACAAAGACGGTGATTTGGTTAATATCGGTGGAGTAATGGGAACACTGGAGCCGTAAGATGGCGTTTAAACCACTAAGCGAAGAAGAGATTAAGTTAAGGGAATCCAAGGCCGGATCTGAGCCGATCGACGGCCAAAAGGATCGTTCTTTTGCGCAAACCGTAGGCAGGGAATTGGCCCTGATTGGAAGGGCTGCCGCAACCCCTGAAACTGTCGGGATGGCGGCCGGTGCGCTTGCAGGTCTTCCGATGCGTGCGCCGGGTGCTGGCGCACAGGCGGGTGGAGTTGCGGGTCTCATCACAAACATTGGATCAGAAATTTACAAGGCTCTTAGCGGAGATCCAAACGCAAGAAGCGTTAACGATATTCTGGAAGAAGCTAAAAACGCTATTGGATTGCCTAAGCCTGAAACTGGCGCAGAGCGCTTGCAGGAAAGGGTAATTCAGGGTGCGACCGCAGCCATCCCGGGGGTACAGGCTGGACGCATGCTTACAGCAGCAGCTAAAAGCCCCGCTCTTCGTGCAGTTGGTCAGGAGCTTGCCCGTTCTCCGGTAGTTCAGGGCGCTTCGGCTGCTTCGGGAGCAGCCGCAGGAGCGATTGCGGAAGAGCAGGGCGCCGGTCCTGTTGGGCAGACGGTTGCGACACTTGCAGGAGGATTAGCCCCGGGATCGGCCGCACGCATGGCGGAAGTTGGCAGAAAAGCCGCAGAATTTGGCGTTAGCAAGTCGCTTGTTCCGGCGATATCTTTGGCCGGTGCAACAGAGCCTACTCGGGCCGCAACGATCAGATTATTTAGGGGCGGCAAGTCTCAGGAGGAACTCGCGAAAACTCTTGGCGAATTCAGGGCGGCAGGGACTACTCCTTCTGTTGGTCAAATGACAGGTTCCGCAAACATCCAACAACTTGAAAGCACCGCAGGAAGATTCCCAAGCGCATTCGCTACAATGCGTGAAAAAGCATTCACGCAACAACAGGAAATTGGTGAAAGGGTGCAAGAACTTCGCGGTCAAATCTCAAGGGTTAAAGAGCCTTATATTGTTGGTCGTGGAGCCAAGAAGGGATTCACGGAGGTTTTTGTGCCACGCGCAAGGGCTACTCAAAAGGCGCTTTACGATAAGGCAGATTCACTAATACCTCCGGCTCTTGTGCGCATACAACCTACTCGCACGCAGCAAGCACTTGATGACGTGCTTCAAAGATTTAGGGATACACCAGAGCTTAGGACCGAGCTTGGCAATAAGCAGTTAATGTCGATACAAGACGCGATTGCAGGCGGGAAAAACGAGCTGGGCGAAATACCTCTTTCGACCATGCGCGATCTTAGGGCTTGGGCCGGAGAGAAACTTTCAAACGTTGATCTCACGCCAGATTTTCCCCGGGCGCAGGTTAAGGCGCTATACAAGGCGCTTTCGGAAGACTTTGATTCGGCCGTTTCTGGCTTCGATAAAACAAAGCAAGCATTTGATAGGGCAAATAACTTTACCCGCGCATTTCACGACCGAATGGATATGGTTCAGGATACCCTTAGCCGTAACAACCCGGACGAAATTTATCGCAATATCCTTAGCAATGCTGCCGAAGGCCCGACAAAACTTACCGCGATGCTGCGCTCAATTCCGAAGGATGACCAAAAGGCCGTGGTTTCCGCCTTCGTCAATCGCATGGGTCGAGTTGCTCCGGGGATGCAAGACGAAACCGGCGAATTATTCAGCAGCCGAACTTTCCTTACTAATTATAATAAGCTAGACAAGGCATCTAGGCAGGTGCTGTTCGGTCGCTTTGGCAGCAAGTTCCAGCAGGATTTACAGAAGATTGCGACTGTCGCAGACAAGATCGACAAGGCTTCTCAGGTTCTCGCCAATCCTCCGGGTACGGCGGCTGCTGGCGGAGCTATTGGTTCTGCAATGGCCGTTGGGGGTGGTGTAGCAGCAGGCAAGTTTGGCTTTGCCAGTGGTGTAATTGGTACTCTTGTTGGGGCAAGGCAGGCCGCAAGACTTTATACAAATCCTAAATTTGTTGAATGGTTGGCAGGAAATATCGATAAACCAATTTCCAGAGCATCAGGTGTTATCGGTGCGCTGTCTACCATTGCGAGCGATACAGATGACCCTGACATGGCCGCCTTCGCGGAAGAACTTAAACAGGAGATGGTCAGGCGAGACGTGGAGGGACGATAATGGCCGCCCCACAACTGTCATCGAGGCTGCCCAAAAAGATTGACGAAAGGGTTACCAACGACGCTATCAGGGATGAGGTTGGCAAGAAGTATTTTGGTTTCTCGGACATGGCGAGTGGTAGTTGGGCCGGCGGGGAGAAGGCACAGCAAAAGGTTGACATCGCAGAGAGAATGCGGTCTGCTGCAAGGTTTAAGGATCTGGAAGGAGACATTATGCAAAGACAAATAAGAAGCTCGATCGAATCCTCGCCGTCGTTTGTTGGCCCCAAGATGCCTGACGCCGGTGGTGGCGTGTTCTCCGGCAGTCTTTTCGACGCCGCCAAGAAGACCCTTAATTGGGAGGCTCGCCGCGACAAGCAGGGCAATCTAGCCGTTTACCCTCTGCCGAGCGGAGACATGGGCGGGACTTACGAGGTGGCCGGGATCAACGACAAGTATCATCCCGAGGCCGCAAAGACTTTGCGCGATCTGCCGCCGGAAGAGCGCGAGGCTTATGCGCTTAATTATATCGTGAAATATACTGAGCCGGTTACATCCAAGTTGCCAGAAACCTACCGGCCTTTCTTTCAGGATCTAGCCTTTAATCGCGGTCCGACGGGATCGGTTAAGTTTCTCCAGAGGGCAATGGGATTAAAGGACGACGGCGTGCTTGGTCCCGTAACGCTTGACAAGTTGAAACAGGAAAACCCCGCTGACCTTATGCGCAGGGTAAGCCTCGAGCAGTTGAATTACGAGCGCCAACTAAAGGCAAAGGACGCAAGGCGCGAGAAGTTTTACCCGGGGCTAGAAAACCGGGTTATGAATCGCAATGCTGCCTTCGGGCAGTTCAGGGCTTCCGCATAGAAGCGGATACCCCGGGCGAAGTAACCACATAGGACGGCTTGGCATCGTTAAGCCTGAAGAATGCCCCCTGAGTTTGCCATACCAAGGATGACCCGTAGTACATGCTGCCCGACCTAACAACGTATTCAGCGTTACCCCAATTCTGATTCCTGCTATGCCCGTAGTATTTTCCAGTTGTAGCGAAACCCTTACCATCAAAGGAAACATATTGGCCGTCTCCTGTTATTGCGGTATTGCGGCTCAGGGTGGCGCCGTTCCCGCCGACCATGGACCCGGTGAAGTTCGCTGTAATTTCTTCCGACTTTCTGCGGCTTTCGTAGAGCGCCTCGGTTTTAGCTTTGGTCTCGGCGAGGAGACGGTTGGACTCCTCCTCGCCGTCCCATGCGAATAATGCCGAGGTTGTTAACAGTAGAATTAAGGTTGCTTTCATTAGGGCTAGAATATAAAAAAATGAAATGGAGTCAACAAAAGAAATGAGGCTTGGGAACAGGCAGATTGGGGCGGTCGGTGTCGCCAAGGTCATCGCGGCATTGTTCCGCAACGGCTACAACGTGCTTACCCCTGTCGAGGATTTCTCGGGGTATGACCTTGTGGCCGAGAAGAACGGGAACTTCTTTCGCATACAGGTGAAGTCAACGCAAGGCACCGAGCTCAACAGGGTGTTCTACCGATTCTGCACCGGCACGGGGTGCTTTGCGAAAAAACGATACTCGGAAAGCGATGTTGACTACATCATCTGCTACGCGCTCGACGCTGATTTGTATTGGATTTTTAAGACAAAAGAGTGCAGCACGAAGACGAAGAAATGCCACCCAAAGACCGGCTCCTCATGGCGCATCATAAACGATCTCTGACACCCAAGCAGGCTTGGCGCTTGTTCGAGGACAAGGTCGCTCATTGTAGCTCGGTGGAGCAGGCGGCGGAATGGCTAAGGCAGCACCCGCATATAGCCAAGAAGATGACCGGGGCGGGCCTTTTACAGTGTTTCGACGAAGATTCTGGGCTTAAAAAAAGTCGTTGACATAAACGCCCCCCGGCTGGCATAGTCCCCGGGATGGAGGGCAAAGAGATTTCCGACCTTTCCGCGATGCGGAAGAGCGACCTTATATCCATGCTCAACATGATCGTGATGTCCATGTGCTTGGACAACGAGTCAAGGTCGATCACCATAACAAGCAGGGCTTTCGAGGAGGCGGTCAAATTTACCACCAAACACCCCAACGCCTATATCAATTTTGACACAGACCAGAACGGAGACATCAACCTAACATTAATGGAGTCCATATGGGAAAAATAAATTCACGACGTAAGGGGGCGGCCGGCGAGCGGGAGTTCGCCTCATACCTGCGGGAGCAGGGATGGCAGAAGGCTCGCAGGACGCAACAGTATGCCGGCGATCCCGAGGGCGGTTCTGGGGATGTGGTCTGTGCGAACTTCCCATTTCACTGCGAAGTAAAGCGCTGCCAGCAGATTAAGCCGGAGCAGTGGATGGTGCAGGCCAAGGGCGATGCGCCGGAGGGCAAGATCCCGGCAGTGTTCTTCCGCCGCAACGGAGAGAAGAAATGGCTTGCCATTGTCGAAGCCGATGATATTTGCGAGATCGCACGTCACATCGCGCCACCCAATTTTGTTGTTGACGTGGTGGCTACCCATCCTGTAGCAACTACCGTGGCACAGGGATTTGTAATACCTTCAACCCCAATAAACCCAAACAAAATACAATAGAAAGGACAGTATAACATGGCACTAACCATCAGCGCAGAATCAAAAAACTCGGAACGTCAGTTACCGGAGGCGGGAGCCACGGTCGGCATTCTATTCAGCTTGGTCGACCTTGGTCACCAGAAAACCAATTGGGATGGCGAGGAGAAGTGGTCCCCCAAGGTCCGCCTAACCTTTGAGCTTCCTGATCAGGTTCTCGAGGGCGAGGTTACCGAGAACGGCAAGACCACGAAAGTGACCAAGCCGATGATCGTATCCATCGAGCAGACCCGGTCGCTTGGCGAACGCGCAAGCCTTCGCAAGCTTCTGGAGCAGTGGCGCGGTCAGGCGTTTACCGCCAAGGAACTTCAGGCGTTTAGCCTCAAGAACCTGCTTGGCAAGCCGGCCATGCTGACCCTTGTCCACAAGACAAGCCAGCAGGGCAGGAATTACTGCGCCATTGCCGGTGCTTCCAAATTGCCCAAGGGCATGAAGGCGCCGTCGGAGACGCAGAACGAGCATGTGTATTACGAGATCGAGCAAGGCGAGTCCGGTGACTTTTCCAAGTTGCCGGAATGGTTGCAGGGCAAAATCCGCGAGTCCCGGGAGTTTGCCGGCAATGCACCGGTTGCGAAAGCGACCGATGTAAACGGCGAAAAGATGCCGTTCTAATCTAGTGGCTCTTACTTTTTCACAGAAAGAGCCAAACCAAACCCGCTTGGTCTTCACGGACCAAGCGGGTCATTGGTATAATGCCGAGGGCAAGTCGGCTCATGTAATCATTGGCAAGACCGGTCTGGAGCGCAACACAACCGTCGGCGACGCAAGGAAGCTTGGGCTTTACCCGAGCGTGACGTCGGTGCTGGCGGCGATGGCAAAACCGCAGCTTACCAACTGGCAGATGGAGCAGGTGCTGCTGGCGTCCATCAATATCGCTAGGGAGCCGGACGAATCGCTAGAGAGCTACGCCAAGCGAGTGATCAAGGCGTCCAAGGAGCAGACCACCAAGGCGGCCGAGCATGGCACCCGCATGCATGAGGAAATGGAAAAGATTCTTATGGGTCAGGAGACTTCCAAGGATGAGCGGATGGCGCCCTATATCAAAACATTCAAAGAGTGGGCGGCCGAGAATGTGACCAAGACGCACTGGTGCGAGCGTGCGCTGGTCGGGGCGGGGTATGCCGGCAGGTGCGATGCGCTGGTGGATCTTAATGGTGTCGGCACCTGCATCATCGATCTAAAGAACCGCAAGGTCAACGATCGCTATGAGCCGTTTTTTGAGACGGACGTTGCGCAGTTGGCGGCGTACAGGATGGCGTGGGGCGATACCAGCGTTGGTTGCGTTTCGATTGTATTGGCCGCGAATGATCCAGAGAAGATTGTCACAAGGGTCTGGGACGAGCGGGAGATTTGCGAAGCCTACCAAGCATTTTCTGCTTTACTCAAAGTATGGGCTTGGGTAAAGCAATACACACCACCGGGGATGAAACTATGACACCACCCACCATTGAAGAACTTGGCAAAGCAGCAGAGGATATTGTATGGCGGGTTATGGGCAAAGGCTCGGAGAAATCCGCCTATGGAGAGTGGTTTAATGTTGACAAGCCGGTGCATGATTACCATATAGGTCGCGCTATGCGTCACTTGTCCACAGCCATGTTGCAGTTGCAGAAGTCAACGCCTTGCCCGGACAATAACGGGGAAACAGCAGCGGATCATCTCGAGAGGGCATTGGTCCGCGCGTTGTTTACTTGGGCGCAAGTAAAGAAAGAGGTACCAAGACTATGAAGAAACTGGAGGACATAACCGTAACATTTATCTGGGGAGGCAAGGAGGCCACGGCTTTTGCAGACGTGATCTACAAGACTCACCGGGTTGACATCGGGCCGCAGGGCCACCGTGAACATTATATGGCCGACGTGCCTTATGACATAGATCTATCTAGGATCGAAGTCATGATCGACGGCAAACAGATTAAGGATGATGAGAATCTTAAGGAGTTTGCGACGCAACTCCTGCTGGAAGAAGCTGACTACCAGCTTTGCGAGATGGTATGAAGAAGGTCGTACTTACTCAGGCTTTAGGTGACGATTGGCTGGAGGTTCTCAAGCTTACCAAGCCGCGCATGGAGGAGTATTGCCGCAGGCACGAACAGGACTTCATCTCCATCGAGAAGCCGCTGGCGCATCCGGTGCAGTACAGCAAGCTGATTATCCCGCACCTGATGACGACCAAGGGCTACGATGTCGTCACCTTCCTTGATGCTGATGTGCTGGTTGCGCTGGACTGCCCGGATATCTCCAAGGATGTCGAGAAGTTCTGCGCTTTCGACGAGGGGTCATATCTCGACCGAAAACCGGGGATGGCTGCCCTAGCGAAAGCTTTTGGTTACAAGATCGACCCGCGATTCTATGTCAACACCGGGGTCTTTGTGGCGACAAAAGAAGTTGCCGGGATCTTCGCCCAGCCGCCCATCGGATTGTTTCCCAATCACTTTGCCGAGCAGACATGGATGAACATCATGGCGCATCTGTGCGATCTGGACCTTCAGGAACTTGACCCGGTCTACAACTGCATGACCAGCGTCGAGCAGCACTTCGGTCTCAATCGTTACCATGACGCATACATGATTCACTACGCCGGACAATCGAACGATATGAGCAAGCTTAGGACGCAGATTGAGTCGGACATTAAGAAGCTTGAGGAAGAGATACGATGACACCGGTGCGAGTTGTTCAGGCAAACGGCAAGTACAAGCTTGAGACTATGATGGGCAAACCGATAGGCCCAAGACTATGGGGCGCGGTACCGCCAAACGGATTGCCACCGATCGATGACGAGTTTGACACAAAGGATGCCGCTAGGGATGCGGCAGAATTATGGAACATGTATGCGGTTTGGTGTCAGGACCGCTCAGGAAAGAACAAAAAGAAATGGTCTCGACGCAATTAACATCGGGGGATTACGACGCAAGAATCCAGCAGCTTGCCGGGGAAATAGTCATCCGCGCAATCGACGACATAAGGATGCTACAGAGACGAGGCATCCTGAATGGGATACAACCGACAGGTGCAAGAAGCAAGAACGTCAGGGACTGCAATTGCTACCGCCGAGTTGAGTCTGTCAGGAAGCTTGTGGACGATTTCTCTAATGGCGTGATCCTGTTCTGGTGCAAGGTGGCCGGGATAGATATTGACCAAGCAACCCTCAATCGTGTAATAAAGAAGAATCATGGAACTAATTAAAACCATACTCGAGATGTCGGTAAACGTGGCCGCAATTATTATTATGTTTGCGGTAGTCCTATCCATCATTGCCGGTGCGGTGGGGTTTATCCTATGGCTATTTGACAGGATCAGGGAGGAGCGGACACAGTGGCAAAATTGGGACAGGTAAAGATTCTGGGTGAGCGCAAGGTAAGCATGGTCGAGCTTGATCTCGACATGGACGACCAGACAATAGACAGGCTCGCGCATATCGGCTTCAATCAAATCAAGTATGACAGACAGGAGCTTGCCGCATACGCCATGAGGAAGGCGATTGAGGCATTTGCAAAAGGAGACAAGAAATGCACACCACAAATCAAGAAGCAGCGTTTAAGCAAAAGATCCTGACGGCCGTAACGGTCCCAGAAGTATTCACCCGCTCGCAGTGCGAGATGATTATCCGAGACGCCGAGATCATCGGCATGACCCGGGCGCCCGTGCTTGCCAAGGACGGCAGCCGCGTGACAAGCCGCACCCGCACCTGCGCGTCATGCTGGTTGCCCAAGTCGCCGCACTTCCAGTGGGTATATAATTATCTGGCAGCGGTTGTATCCGAGGTTAACAATGAACACTACAGGTTCGACATATCGGACATGCAGCAGTTGCAGGTGCTTAGGTACAGGCCGCTCCAGAAGTTCAAATGGCATTTCGATACCTACGACGGCAGCGACCGCAAGATGACATGCGTAGTGAACCTGTCCCGGCCGGAGGATTACGTCGGCGGCGGGCTATGCGTCGAGGCGGATTGGCATGGCGTAGAAAAGTCGACGCATCAGGGGTCGGCAAACTTCTTCCCATCTTGGATTAAGCATAAGGCCAAGGCACCACTGCTCGGTACGCGCTGGGCGCTGGTGGCATGGATCACGGGGCCGGCATGGAGATAAACGTCACGCTCACCGCCAACGAGATTCTGGTCGCAGGATACGTTGGCATGCGCAGGAATGCGGAAGCGAGCTATATGCGCCGTAACCCCAGATTCCCCGAGAAGGTGGTTGGCGAGCTATGGGGATATCATATCGAGGCCGCACACGCCGAGCTTGCGGTTGCCAAAACGCTGGGGATCTATTGGGGATTCGGGGTCAACACGTTTCATGTGCCTGACATCGAAAACACCAACCTAGAGGTACGGTGGTCGAGCCGGAAGGATCTCAAGATACGACCGGACGACACCGGGATCGTTGTGTCGGTATCCGGCCGCTGCCCGGACTATACGATTCATGGATGGATTCACGCCGAGGATGGCAAGAAGGATGAGTACAGGTTCAGCCAACACCCGCCTTGCTTCTTTGTGCCGCACGCCAATCTCAAACCCCTATCGGAGTTAAAACTACATGATTGATATAGGACCAAACGAAATGCTTATGTTCGCCATTGGCGTTGCGCTATTGGCAATGTGGATGGACCGCAAATGACCTTCGCCTCAAACCTACCGCGCCATCAGTACGTCATGGTGGACCGCCAATTCTGCTCTCAGGGTAAGGAGCAGGGATGGGAGGATGCGGTCTGGTTCGGGTTATACTCGGTGCCGCACCGGGCTTGGGGATGCACCGTCATGCTCAAGTGCGGCGCCCTGTACCGTGGGCTGCCCCTGCATGCGCTCGCATTCCCGGGCGGAACGGAAGAGCCGTGGACCTTGGGCGACGCGCAACGCTGGGATTGTTTCGGCTGGAACTTCACCACGATCGAGTATGACTACCTGCGCGAACTGGACTGTCAGGTGTGGCTGGCGTCACGGCAGGTTTGGATGCAGGGATCGTACATGTTCACGGCCGAGCCTTATGGTGACGCTTATAGCATGGAGCCTAGCCAAACAAAGTCGCATCACTTCATCGAGCTTGCCAACGGCCGCATCACTTGCGTCCCGGGGAACAACGTCATGTTCAAGGAGGCGTCTTTCACCGGAAAGAATTCCCTTGCCAAACCCACATGGCTTAGGGTACAAACGAAAACCTTCCACGCCGAAGAACAACCGTTCGACGGGGTCGTGGGGGAAGAAACAGCATAAGGAGGTAGGCCATGCCACTAGGTAAGAACGTAGGTAAGAACATCAAGGAACTGATGGCGGACAACCGCAAGAAGGGCAGCGCCCGGGGTGCCGGCGGCAAGCCGCGATCCCGTAGTCAGGTGTTGGCGATCGCGCTATCCGCCGCAGGGAAAAGCAAGCCGAGCCGGCGGTATCCGAAAACCTTTCGCATCCGCACGTCTTGAGCCAGAAGATCGATTGGTTGGTGGACATGCTGTCCTCATCCCGGCGCAAGCTTGTGAAGCGCAGGGATGAGGCGGACCACCTGATGATAAACAAACTAAGGGCGATCATCGCGCAGGTGGATGCGTCGCTCCTCATAGCAAAGGAAATCCAAAGAGATGAACACGAAAGAAAGCGAACAGGTTCTAGCTGAGAGGCTAACCGTGATGGAGGCCACGCTGGTCGCCATCAAGCAGGAATTATTTGTCACAAGGAAACGCCTTGAGGACATCATGCTTGCGGTCAATGGCAAGCCGGATGCGCCGGTCATACCCGACGACCTCAAGGTGGACAGATCAGTCAAGGGCAACAAGCTTCCAGAAACCGTAGCCCGTCGCTACGCCGTATGGCAGCAGCAGCACCTCATGGGCATGAGCATCAGCGCGATTGCCCGTGCTTGGAAGTGCGACAGGCGCTCGGTCCAGTATGCCCAGAAAAACAACTGGCGGGCTAAATACGTTTAGGGAGGATATCAAGCCATGAAATTATGGAAGAACGAAACACCCGGTGTTCATCGCATCGATGACAATAACCTCTGGCCGCGCACAACCTATATGTTGCCCGACGAACTGACGGGCGAGCTATTCAAGACGTCGGTGCCGTGTCCGCATAAGATCAAGCCGTACTACCCGGGCCGCTCGACCGGAGGGGCAACCGCCGTGTACCGTGCCGGGGCGATCGGTGACGCAGTCATCACCACCGCGATCGTGCATTATCTTGTACAGGAGTCTGGTGGCGTGGTGGACGTATACGCACCCGCGCGCAACCTAGCCCTATATGCAGGACTAGGCGCCAGACTTCTTCCACTTCCGGCAACGCTTGAGGCGTGGGATTCGTATGACGCGCACGTACCGACCGACGACCTGTTCAGCGGTCAGGTTGGAAACACCAAGCTTGGTACAGGCCCGGGCAACTGTTATGACCGCATCTACACTTGGATGAATGCCGGCGACGTTGATCCAAAGTATAAGCGGCCGCACCTGTACTTGATCGAGCCGGACCACAAGGAATTGATCGAGATGGGCAAGTGGCCGATCAAGGGAGACTTCTTCGCCTACCACGTCAGCAGTTCCGGGCCTACCCGAACCTACCCGCCCAAGCAGGGACAGGAAGCCGTGCTGGCATTGCTCGAGGCTTTCCCCAATCACAAGGCGGTGATTATTGGGCTAGACAACTCAAACAATTTTAAGGTAGACCATCCAAGAGTGATCGACCTTTTCAATTCAACCAAGCAGTTCCGCTCGCTGTTCCCGATCGTGAGCAATGCGGATTTCGTCGTGGCGCCGGACAGTTCGATCAACCACGTCGCTGCCGGCTTGGACACGCCTTGTGTGTCCTTATGGGGCAGCTACCATCCTGATGATCGTATGACCTACTACCCGCGCAACGTGTCGGTGTTCAAGCCTGACACCTGCCCGCATAGCCCGTGCCGTCCACATGCGGGCTTGCCGCAGCAGATGTGCAAGGACGCGACCAACAAGACCAAGGGTACGCAATACTGGTGTAACGCGCTGCGTCATATCAACGCCCAAGACATCGTCGATGCGGCCAAGAAGGCGGTGGAGTTGAATGGATAATTTAATGCCGGAGTGGTGCGCAGGGAGATCCTGCGACGGGTTGTCCTCCTGAAGGTGTGTTCACCCCTTGAATCACCGGCATGCTTTTCAAATGACATGTAAACGAACGCACACATGATGTCGAAGAAACCAATAAAGAAAGGAAACACAAATGAAACTACCGAGCAGAACAGAGCAATTCATCCGTAACGGGGCGCAGGAAGGCGAACGTAACCAAGAGCTATTCCTCGCCGCACAACAAATCAGGGACGCTGGCGGCACCGAGGCCGAGGCGATGGCGAAGCTGTCGCCTGCGGCCGAGTCAAGCGGGCTGAAGGAGAGCGAGATCCGGGCCGCGATCACGTCGGCATTCAGGCGTAGCGCCCGCCAGCCGATCACGCCGCATAGTTATATCAATCCATTCAAGCCGCTCAAGATCGAGATTGAGCCTTGCCCCAAGCCTTCGGACAACTCCGATGATGTCCGCAAGTTTCTGTTGACCGCATTCAAGGAGGGGGAACGGATCTGCATCGTGGGCGCGGTCGGGCATGAGGATGGCGAGCGCCCCAACGGCAAGGGAACCATCATGACCCGGGAGGAGTGGCTGCATAAGTTCCATGCCGGGGTCGAGCTACCGGATGCGTACGTCGGTGCGTACGTATGCATCAATCCCGTGGGCGAGTCCCGCAAGGCAGAGGATGTAAAGGATTTCAGGCACGCCCTGATTGAGTTTGATAGCGGTACCATGGAAGAGCAGTGGGCGATCGTCAACACGCTCGAGTTGCCCTGCTCGGTCATCATCCATTCAGGCCACCGATCGGTGCATGCTTGGGTCAAGGTGGACGCCAAGAACGCGCAGGAGTATGCCGAGCGCGTTGCCTACCTGTACTCCAAGATGTCGCAGTTCGATATCGATCCCAAGAACAAGGATGCGTCCAGACTGTCCCGCCTCCCCGGGGCGCCGCGCAAACTGAAGAACGGCCATCAGGCGCTGCTCGCATCCAATACGGGCAGGTCTGGGTGGAGCGAGTGGAAGGCACACATGGAGACCATGAATCTTCCGCAGCCAACGCCGTGGGATGACATCCTCAACTTCGATGCCGGCTCGGACAACGACTGCCTGCTCGGCAACCGCTGGTTATGCAAGGGCGGGTCGTGCCTGTGGGTTGGCGGATCGGGCTTGGGCAAGTCAACGCTGTGCTTGCAGGCCATGATGACGTGGGCGCTAGGCAGAAGCTTCCTTGGCATCTCGCCCAAGAAGCCGCTGCGGTCGCTACTCATCCAAGCCGAGAACGATCTGGGCGACGTGGCGGAAATGGCTCAAGGCGTGCTGCGCCACCTCAAGGGTACGCTCAACCTGAACGAGGATGAGACCAAGCAGATTCTGGATAACGTGGTCATCGTCCGCGACTGTACCAAGACGGGACCGGAGTTCGCCAAGATGGCTGCGTCCCTCATCGGGCTGCACCGTCCCGACCTATGCTGGATCGATCCGCTCCTGTCCTTCATGGGCGGGGATGCGCTTGCCCAAGAGAACATGACCATGTTCCTGCGGCATTGCCTAAACCCGATCAGTGTGGCGACGGGTGTGACATGGATGGTAATGCATCACACCCCCAAGCCACCCAAGGAGGGGCAGGGGTCTACGATCCTCTACGATCTCGCCTACGCCGGGATAGGGTCAAGTGAGCTTACCAA